GTGGACACCAACCGTGTTGCCCGTTTCTTAACGCAGTTGTCTCTGCGCTTTGTTATAGGTGTTGTAAGTCACCTGGTTGTAAACATTATCCTCGGTTTTAATTATCGACTGTTAACTCAGCGTGCAATATGGAATAGCAAAACCCCATCTCATTGGTGAGACTGGCGAGACCCAAGCGGTAACTCCCGTTGGGACCGTGCGTCAAACGGCCTAGCTTGGAGTGCATCAACATCCCAAGGAAGTCAGGCGAACCCGGCTCCCTCAAAGGTGGGAACAATAGTCCCTCATCTGCACCCATCCAAACCCGGTACCTTCCTTAAATCGCACTTACAACAGGGCCGCGCCAGCCATAGCGGCTGGACCTATCCAGCTCATGTTGTTACCGACCCAAGAGGAGGCATCCTTGCCCCAATCAACCGCTTTCTTGAGTACGTTGCGAATGGCTGCCCAATGAAGAGGATTCTCCATCGAGGTTTTGAATTCTCGGGCGGCTAGCACAATATTGGCATGGTCGATTTGCCATGGTGCCACCGGAGACTGAGCTTGAGCTGTTAAACGGCTCTTAGTCGTGAACTCATAGTTCATTACGGCTCGCAATTTAACCAGACCGGTCGGGATCTCAGACGTCCCAGCTGACTCAGAAATACCAGAACCCACAATGAAAGGATGGTCCCAAATGGTGACCGGGTTGAGGTTGCGGAAATTCATATCACGCTCATTGGAGGGCATCCAGATAGAATACGTGCCTAACTTAAAGGCTCCTGCGTAAGCTTCTGGTATTTGGGATATGCCAACATAATTGGTCATACCCAATTGCATGGGCGATTGCCCGCCTTTATAAGAACAGGCGGTGATGGTGCCTCCATTAGTGAGGTCGGACGCCGTACATTGTTGCCACATAGAGGCTGATACACAACGATACTGGTCGACAATGTTCTCGAGCTCAGCTTGGTCCTGAAAATCCTGAGGGACGAAGCGAGCTGACGTTATTGGATTGTCACTAGTTGACGGCTCGTAAGTTATCTTAACAGACGTTAAAGTGCAAGCCTGTTCATATGACACACCACTATCATTTGGCAAATATTGAAATTGGATGCCTATTCCGGGTTGACCAATAACATAATTGGCGTCGTCCACCGTATTCATGAGCGAGCTGACGGTGATGTTCGCATACATGATAGAATAATTCAGAGTGTTAGATGTGGCAGAGAAGGGATTGCTGAAATAATTGCCGAGCATCTGCACCCATGATGTAGCGCCAGCAGGTCCAACAGCTCGAACGAAAAGACCGAAATCATCAGTCCCTCCCGATGGATCGACAATAAGATCGGTGCAAACGACCACAAGCAACTTAGCATTGCCGGCGCCGTTGTACGTTGCCCAAGGTGCGCCGTAGTAAACCCCAACGTCGGTCAACTCACCCAAGAACATAGGCATAGAAAAATCCTGGTCGTTCCAGTAAAATTCACCTTTCAAATTGTAAATTGTCGTAGGTGTAAGTATCATGGCTGCACTGCTCGCAGAATCAGTAGACGTATTCTGTGAGACGGGAAAAATCCCAGTGTCATCACTCTGTTCGGTGACCTGTACGGTCATCCAGGCATTGTCACCTTGAGCTGTAACTCCAACGACAGTTGGAATGTAGGCCATGACTGGGTGTATAATACTCGGTCGGAGTACACTGAAGAAGAATCCTGCAGGTTCAATTTCAGTGCCGCCAGCTCCGTCGTTCCCTTTGAAGCATTGTATTCCGAAATCAACAAGTCCTTGATATGTTGCACTTTGTTTGCAAAACTTGTCGGGATAACGGACCCCAGGGTGGTTTTCTGGGTCAACGAGACACTGGAGGTATTCATTTCGCATATTTCTCCTATTGGCGCGCAACAACTGCTTTCCTCCAGTTTTGGTTGCAAGGGATTGTCGCTCTTCGGCGGCGATGGCTCGGAAGATAGCCTTGGGTCGGGCTTGTCTAGGCTGTCGTTTCCGAGGGGGGCGAGCTGCACCAGAACGATTTCTTCGCGGCGCCTTGGTTCGCTTGACGCCGGGCGTTTCAATGTCGATTTGGACATCGGTCATAGTTTGAGTACGGGTGTTCGAAAACAAAAGTCTTACGCTCTCAACGAGCTTCTCGACTGGGTTGCTGGCACAAACTAAACTACCAACAACTTTCAAAACACTGGCTGGGCGTCCCCAGCGTTGCAAAATGAAAGCGACGTGGTTCCAATATGTGTGAAGAAAAAGCGCATTGTGACGTCTGTCTTGCCGAGCGTAGTTGCCGCAAACAATATGCATGCAGGCAGTAGGAAAATAAGAGGCCAATTGGGCCAAACCGCCTAAAGAATAGTGGCCTGTCGCCTCTATAGCAATGAAGGCGGCAGACATTATCATGGGGCTAAAACGACGCAGCCTCTCCTCCAGTAGTGGTCCGAGGACGCAGACATGAGCGTAAGCTGCGGCGGTTTTCAAACACTGTAACAACCGCTGTTGAGTAGTCATGGTTGGCTTACGGTATACGACACGTAGGGCCAAATCGTATATTACAGTGAAGACCGAAGCATATCGGCGGGCGGGCGGGTCGCCAACGGGTGGCGAATCGGCGGCGACAAAAGAGTCGTATATCGGGTGCTGGAGCAGATGGGGTAATTTGGTAACGGTGTTAAGCTCATCGATAGCTTCACAGCACTCTGTCTCCCCGACGTCATAAATGTGGCGGTAAGCCTCCCAAATTTCCTCAGATTGGGGAACGCCCTTGCGGCGAGCCACACGGTGGACCTGCTGTAGGGCCTCACGTGCGCCGGAATTGAGTTTGCCATCAGGGCTCGACAGCCGAAGAACGGTTTCGACAAACTCGCGGGCCACTGGCAAGTGTGTCACAGTCGGAAGCACACCCAAAGAGACAGCATGCAAGTAGGGCGAATTGCTCTTACCAGTTACATTGCGGGTGGCAGCCCAATACAATTTTGGAAGCAACTTACCGGGCTTAGGCCCGAAGGCGAAACCACAAGGTGTGTCAGCCGGCCACCAACGACCGCTGCAAAATTCCATATCATAGCGGCGTTTCGATGCCTTGAACTTGAGTTCGAATCCAGCACGGGCGCCAGTCAGGAGCAGCCTCTCTTCGGCTAACCGCATATTGGTGAGTGGGACAACGCTGGCGGCATCGTCACCAGCAACAATTGCCTTTCTTGGCATCCTTTTAAGGGCTTGAGACACCACAGTAGAAACACAAATAGTATTCCCTACAGTGGTTGTGGTTTTACCACTAGGCACAGTGCCAGGAACACTGTATTTGACGCCATTTGACGTCGCGCCATGCGTGACCACATCGGCTTCGAACAATCGCATAGTGCGTCTAGGACATTGCAAACGGCGATACAAACGGTTGCTGGCCCTAATACATTCTTGTGTCACGCTGGCATCGAGGCGCACAGCGTCCGTGTCGCAATAAGCAAGTGGTCCTGGAATAGATGCTTCAGCCGACTGCAACCAAGCATCCAATTGATTGGCATTTAAACCGGGGCCGTAAGTAATATCGCAGTGCTCACCAGCACAGGCTTTACTCAGAGCGTGGGCCCAAGGCCCTGTGGTGACGACATAAGTTGGTGTGCACCCTTGTATAAGACGGGGATCAAAAGGGGTAACGATGCCTTGATCGTCCCCGGGTGCAGAAATTCTTTTGACGGCGCATTCAGTCTTAGTGAAAGCGCTTCGCCGGCAAACATCATAATCACCATCGGAATTCGGTTCATTGAGAGCTTGTTCTAATTGTTCACGTTTCTTCAGAGGATAACGAGCCAACCAGGTTTCGATAGGTGTTGACATAACGGGACCAATATCGCCATACAAGCGCGTCATCTCGGCATGACCCACAGTAGCCCACCAATCGGTCTGCTCAGGCGCTCGCTCGCAAATGCCACGATTACAAACCGCAACAAGATCATTATGAATGCAGTGTTTGGCTATAACTGGCTGGTGGTTACGGATGCCCAAT